TTTGTACCTAGTAAGGTCTTTTGTCCAAAGCTTGTTATGTCCTCAAATGGTATGTTTTGAAAATTGTTCATATAGCCAGTCAAAGTCGTTTATAAGTTTAAGATCAGCCATATTAGATATGCCAAACTCCCGCCCAGCGTTAGCACCAGCAATAGTGAAATCACCACAGCGTCTCTCACTGCCTTTTGTACACCAGATATTAAGTCTATTTTTGGTTTCTTCATCGTTTTGCCTCAAGATTGTTTTACTACTTAATTTAGCACATTCTCTAAATGCACTGCGCCATGCTTCAAACGGGTTTGTATTAAACGCTGTAATATTTGCAACTTCTTCTACAGCAATAAAATGTGGACTAATGCTTGTAGTCATGTCAGTCTTACTTGTGTCCATATCAATTGTCATTTGCCGAGGAAATAACTTTACTCCTCCGTAACCATAAACTAAATCATTGATAGGATTTTGACTGCGCCATACATATACGTGATCTAATTGGTGATCAGGAACAACATAATCAAAGTTAAAGTCGTCCATGATGATTGCATCAGCATCTACAATCCAAAACATTTTAGTAAAGCATTTCTTTGCTGCTTTTATGTGTGCTTGGTGTATTCCTTTAACTCCGTGTACACGTTTAGCCATAGGGAACTTAGCCTTAAGGGTAGCGTAGTTAGCATCTGCGCTAGGTTCTTGATAACTTATGAATACAATATCATACATTAAAATTCATATCCAAATCTGTCAATGTCTTCTTTAAAATACTTTTCAATAATAGCTTTAGTTGTCGATGTATAGTGCTTCTTATAGTCAATTGTAAAATCGTCTACACCTAACGGTATGTCTGATTCAAAGTATTGCTGCAACAGTTTAAAGTCTTCATTTAAATGCTCTGCACGAAGTATATAATCAACTCGAGTGTTATCATAACTAATCCAAGTTGATTGCGGAGTAGAAGGATGTGTTTTAGCATCAAGTATCTCGCATTGTTCTATACTATTTAAATATGCGTCAAACGAAGTAAAGTCTATGTTTTTAAAATGTTTCGAAACTTCAGCAACTCCTGGATATCCAGTCGGCGGGTCTATTGTCATATTATACGCCCACAATGCTCTGCCCCACGGATTTGTTACGACACCGACAACCTTAACTCCGGGATACATTTCGTTAACTTCTTTAAGTGTTAGTCTATCTTCTTCAATTTCAAAATCGCGGATAAATCTAAATGTTGCATTAGGATCTTTTTCAGCCCATTTGTATATATCCCAATATTTCAGAGGAGTGCGTATTGGTAATATAACTGTGAAAAAAGAGTCGTCATTTTTATAGTTCATTAGAAATTACACCATCAAACATTGCTTTAGCTCTGTCACTGTAGTAATTATACAGTCTTTCTCGGCAAAAGTCAACATTATTCTCAAATCTAGTTTTATTTTGTACCCAAAGGTCTTTAGTACGCTTGTTATTTGTTAATAACTCTGCATTGTCTATAATTGCAGCTTCTAACCGTTCTACAGGATCATCAATAGCATCATAACTATGATCAACTATATCATCAAACATATCTAAACCCATTGAACGTAAAAAGTCTACGCTGCCTTTGCTGCATAACAATATTGGGAACGAACAACCGTATATACTATTTAATGTTTTTTCTGTTAAGTTGTAACACTTTTCAGTATAACTAGTTTCGCTTATAATTTCTACAAATGTATTTTCATAATATGTTTTTAAGCTATTTTTAAAATTACTAACATTATCGTTATCGTGCTTTTCATATATAGCAAGACTGTCAGTTAACAGATCAGTTGATGTTAATAACTCATTCCACCCATCGGAATAAAGAGCTGAATCAGATACTTTCCATTTTGTATAATCTATAATATCTGTGATTGTATCTTTAAACATACATGATATTAATCCGTGCTTCTGCCAGCCCAATGCATGTAATAATGCAAGTGTCATTGGCCTATGTGTGCGTTTATTTCTATTAAGGCTGAGATATGTACGACTACTATCTAAGTTCTTTTCTAATACAGGCTCAACTGTTTTATACTCTTTCTGATGATTAGTAATATCGCCTCCCCAAGGAATTATACTAACATTAGGATTTTTAATATATGTGTCGAGACCTTCTACTGATGTTAATAGAATAAATGTTTTATCGCTATGCTCGTGAAATAACTTAATAAGATATTCAGCTATGTCAGGAACAGTATCTTCTTTGTTAAAATCGACAGAAGTTAAGTGATCCTTTAGTCCAATAATAACTAAGTTTGATTTTATACTGTCCGTTAATTGATTTCTATAATCAGTTGCTGTCAATGTTTTCCAATTGCCGTTAACATCGTAATCACTGTATTGATAGTAAGGATTAATTGTTGTTGCCCACAAATAAATTTTATCACACGGAAACTTTATTTTAGACGTTACTTGGAAAAATAATCTAAAAGTAAATGAATCACCGGGCGGACGTTTTAATACACTCATAACATACTTCTAAAAGTATTATAAGGAAATGTTGCTTCTATTCCATCAACAGTATTACTCTTATGTTGTTTATTAAATTCTTCTATATACGGAACTAAAGATCCATCTCGTAATCCTGATTCCCATCCTGATTGTTTTTTGCGTATCCTTGTTCCAAAGAGTTTATTACTATTAAGATATTTTAGTTTATGAAGATTAGCGTTATTAAAAGGCGGAGTTATTAATTTATGTTTTTTCCATTTGTGTAAATTTAGATCTAAGAATGCTGCTGTTAGCTCTGGAGAATAATCATACCAACTAGAAATAAGAGGTCTATTAATTGTGTTGCCGTGTATTGCTGCTGAAAAGTGCTTTTCATATATAACTATATCACATTGTGTCTTACTAGCCCGTCTAAAGTTATCTGCATTAATGCCATCGCATATTATTGGTATGTTATCAAGACTTTCTATAAGCTTCATCATAACCATATAACCAGCAGAGGCAAAGTATCCTAGATTCCACATGTCGTGTGCATCATTTTCTATAAACTTTTTTAAATTACAATCTATAATAGTAGGTGTAACATTGTAAATTTTACAAGTAGTAAGTGCTTCGTGAAAATCAACTGCATTAATATCATCGTTGTATTTTGCAATGAAAACATTTATAGGAATTTTTGCTTCTACATAACTACGAAGTACTAGTTCACTATCTAAGCCACCTGACAATAGTAAGTCAAGCGGCTCATTAAATGCATCCTTAACTGCGTGTGCATTAAGTAATAACTCTTCGTGATAAGACTTAACTGGCCTAGAAATAGTTTTCTTAATACGCAGTTGCCACCATTCGCTCGCATCTGTTGTTCTAGTTTTTGCAACTCCTAGACGGTCATAATGATAACTGAGCCAATCATTTTTCCAATACATCTTTAGTATCATCCACGTCTAGTACTTGTTTGCCAAATGATGCAATGTTCCAAAGTCTTTCATGTGACCAGTATATAAACATGTTAACAAGTGTTGCTACACCCATAAACGAAAGTCCTACCTTCCAACTTCCTGTTAATACCCACGGCATCCAAAAGTTGTTAAAAGTAATAATAACTCTCCACGATAGGTCTTTACTAATACTTCTATACCATTTTTCACTATATGTGCTTCCAGCTTGTTCTCTGCTCCATTGTATCTTGTTCCATACTCTTTCATGGACCCAATATAGGACTATGTTTACAGCAGCGCCAAGGCTTGCCATTTGTATGCCAAATGCCAAACTTCCCGTAACTATCAGTCCGTTAATAATTTGTACAAGTGTTATTATTATTCGCCATGACACAGACTTGCCAATAGTACGTTTGTATGCTTCATTAAATTTAATCATAGATTATCCTTTTTATATAACAGTACTTATATGCGCAGTTAATGATTATTATATAATTGTGGCTACAGTTTGTAAAACTTAGAACGATGAGCAGAAATACCCCAATTAATATTATTTTTAATCATATGTTTTGAATCAGTGTTTTGCCCTAGATACTTTATAGTTTCTAAATAATTCATTCGTGTGCGCTGATCTGCTATTTCCCAAAACCAATCATCCATTTGGCGTTTGATGTGAGTACTAGGCTTTTCTACTTGGAACTCTTCACAGAACTCTCTAGGATATATTGCGTCATGTATAATATCTCTATATTCGCTTATGTGTGTTGTTAATGCCTTTTCGGCCATATGCTGAATTGCTGGATTTAGTTCGTAGTGAGCTTTTATTAATTGCGATTGTTTAACTACTATTTCAGGAAAGTCTGGTGTCCAATAAAAGAATTCAGTAGTTACTCGATCATTAGTGCCCATAAAATCAACAGGGCTCATAACATGGTATGCAGAGTTATCTTGGAAATATGCATAGTAGTCGCCGTCAGTTTTGCACACCAAAGGTTTGTCAATTCCCATAACGTAACATGTAGACTTTCCAGTATCTTGCTGTCTAAGAAAATGTGCATCATTATGTTGACATACTTGTCTTAATATTCCTGATATACTAATAGTTACACCTAACGGCATAGTTTCATACCAGTTATCTTGTTTACTTAATATTTCTAAGCCTGTTTTTGCAAAGTCCTTTAGTGTAATTTTAGTCCTAGGATCTAACGAGTTTTTAACTTTATCCAAATGCACCATAGCAGCATACTTAACTTCGCTATTATAATTTTTATTTGAATAATCTTTATCATTAGTTTGCTTATCGTAGGGTTCAGCATTCCATATTAATATTTCATCTATAAAAATATTGTTGTCTATAAAAGAATGTAGTACAGTTGTACTATCTGCTCCTCCACTATAATATAGAGTTAAATAATCATACTGTTGTCGTAATTGTAATGCACGGGATTTGTACAACTCCATTAAAGGAACATTAATAGGAACTGACCAGTCGATGTTTCCATAGACATTATCATTAAATATCCAAGAAACATCGAGTCCACTTTTTTTGCTTTCTAAAAGTGCGTGAGTCTTGTTAGGAAACTTTTTTTGTCCTACTAAGTAATATCCTAATCTTTCTTGTGCCACTTTATTTCCTTTGTTAATACAAATTGTTATATATTTCTGTAACTCTATTGCAGATATCTACAATGTTATCAGGCATATAAGTTTTTACATACTCTGTTTTAGAAATTGTTCCTAAGGATTCATAGGTAATAACTTTGTCGTAATTAATATTTAAATTATGTAGACAAAAATTATTTCGTGTAATCATATATATCGATCTTATAATAACATCATCATTTATTTCTAAGCTGTAATTTTTAGTAATTTCGTTAGAAGTAGTCCACCACTTTTCCCTCATAAAACTAATATAACTACTTACAATACTAGCAATGTCATCTTGTCTATATAGTTTTATTTTAAAACAATTACTATTAAGTAAAGCACTATAAGGTGTAAGTTTGTTTATTTGATCAGGCATAAATTTAAGAATGTATTTGCTATCTTTGCTATGATAATGGTCATAAAAATCCTGCTTTACACCGTTTACGTGCGGTCCCCAATTTTTTCCGCGGGTTTCCGGTGTATGCCACGGTTCTAAATAATAAGGAACATCATATAAATTAGACAAATGTGTAGCATATACTGTCGAACCAGATCTATAGTTTGCAACAATAATTACAGGCCATTTACTAATTTCAATATTTTCCATACCTATCTTCTAGTGTTTCCGTAATGGATTACTGTACAATTTGGATTTACATATGAGCGCCATGGGTCAACTACTATGCTACCGTTAGGAATATCGCAATACAATTTGTCTGCACTAGTTTTACCGGTATACTTGTATGTAGTACTTGCGCTGTGTGCTAATAAAAATACACAAGGCACCGATGTATCAAAATCGTCACCTGTTAGTGGATCTACATACACAGGTTCAAATTGTTGCTCTTCACAGTAATGACCAATCAGTAAACTGTAACTACCATCGCAATATTCTACGTTTGGCTTGTATGCCTTACCATGAATAACAATCTGCATATTATGTTCATTTGCATGTTGCACTAGTTCTAATGCAATGTTCTTTGCTTGTATTTCTCTTGCGTTCATAATGCTGTCAAATAAATCGTATCCTAAATTTAACTCTTTAGCCATGTAACGTAGTGCAATGTTATCGCGGGGGTGACAATTATGTACTACTAGTCCGTTATCAGCGTTAACATAATACTGGTCATCTTCGTGACTATCGTTAGGTTCTACTTCTAAGTTATATACCTTGCCAGTATAGTGTTCTTTTTCAATTTTAGTTATGATTTCTAAACTCATACATCTATTCCTAATTTATTCAGTTCTTGTTTTTTAAGAACATTGATTTTGTTTGGATATTGCTCGTCGAGCAAGGCCCATTTGTCTTTTTGTTTTGTGTGCCAGTAATCACTTTTAATGTCTACATATCCGCCCATACTAGGAACATAAAAGTCAGGATAATAATTCCTCATATACTTTCCATCAAAGTAAGGTAATCGCCCTTCATGACACGTAAAAACAATGTCATTTGTATCTAGCCATTCAATAAATTTTAATTCCCAAGTTCCTTGAACCGTATACGTGGTGCCATTTGAATGATCGTACTCGTACCATTTACAACGTCCTGAGGTGTCAATGCCTATATATACTCCTCTAGCATGTGCATCAATAGAACCTTGCACATATTTTTCTCTTTCAGCCGGGTCTTTCATCATTTCTGTTCGTGTAGCACTCACCTTCTGTCTGGTTTCTGGATTCTTCATTGGGTTTTTTTCACCACAAATTCGTCCTTTATGGAACTTTGAAATATTCTGGCGATATGCTACACTTTCTTTAGTCGTGTGGAATAATGTTGCGGCCTTTGACAACGACTCTTTATATTCAGGACGGTTTGCTAAGATTGCCCGCCAACACGCATTACAATAATCTTTAATAAACAATGTAGGATACGTTTTTTGCATTTTTATATAATGTGTTTTTGTCCGAATATGGATTTCTCTACACTCATCACATTCCAACTTAACCATTTTATCCTTAACTATTCTAAATGTGTTGTTTCCGTTGCCTTCCTTGCGATCTCTTCTAAATTCCTCTACAATCATGATTGTTGCTCCTTAATACTTATTTATCAAAAAGGTACATGACATGCACTATTATATCCCACTAATTATACAGAAAATAACTTATCAGTGTCTAGTACCTCGTCTGCTCTAATGAGCAATCGTGCACCATCTCTACTTACTGGCAGTAGGTGTTCTGCGGTACATTTCAATGTTTTTCCAGATTTAGTATGAAATACTAAAATTGTACCATCGTACTCCCTAGTAGTTGCTTCGTACACCTTCTTTTCGTCAGACTTTGACATAGCATAATTTGCAGACTTAACTAGATTAACAGTTTTAGAGTTGAAAAATTTATGAAATTCCTCTATAGAAATCTTGTTGCCATTTACTTCAATCGGGAAGGTGGGTAACACACATCCACCTCCATCGCCCATACCAGCTTTCATATACTGTGGACCCATGATACGCATAGTTGACTTGGCTAACGCATCTGTAACTACGTCAACATTAATGTTTCCTTGTTTTTGGGCTACGTCTTGTATCATATTAGCAAGTCCAATCTTAGTGCTAATAAATGTGTTATAAAATACTTTGATACACTCGCACTCGTCCCAAGTACCAATCTCGTAGCGTGGATTGTTTTCCATTATAGTTTTATAAAAGGCTACAAGTTGTTTTGCATCTCCTGTAGCACTACCGTCTTCAGTGCCAATCATTACCATCTCTGGATTAACCATATCCCATGCTACACTACCCATTGCAATCAAGTAAGGATTGTATACAAAGCGTGTGTTAGGAACAAGGTCAACAAACTGCTTGCGTGTTGTGCCGGGCAATACTGTACTAATAAGCACAAGCAATTGATCTTGTGTCATGTGCTTGTTTGCTTCTACTAGTACATCCTTTACAATATCGTAATTAAAGTCTTTTGGTGCTAAATGTGCAGTTGGTTCTCTGCCATCGTAGTCTGGATCGTGTGGAGTAGGCACTGCAACAAATACAATGTCTCTACCCTTTACTGCATCTTCAATTGTAGGCATCATTGTTACTTGATGACTAGTACACTTTGCAATATCGTAGCCTGTGACGTTGTGTTGTTTACTTGCCATTGCTTCTGCACACGGCATGCCAAGCTTTCCTGTGCCTATAAATCCTATTTTCATGTGGGTTCCTTTATATAATTAATACTTTCAAATTTTTCAATATCTAAGAAAATCTGTTGGGGATATACTTCATCTTCGTTTATATATGTAAACTTTTCTATTTTATTGGCAGAAACTACTAACGGGTCAACCCACCAGTCTTCAAATGGCATCCATATTAATTTACCGTCAGAATCTTTGCTACAACATGCAACATTCTTAACTACTAATTGATATCCGTAAGATTCTAAAATTTCACGCGATTCTTCTGCAACTGATGTATCACTTTGCCAAACATCTGTTTCAAAAGTAATAACAGAAAATCTATGTGTATCTAACGGCAATCGTTTAAGAACTTGTAGAGAAATTTCAGGAGGGTCTACATCAATTTGCAAATAATCTGTCTGGGCAGCAATATTCGAGTTATCAAATAAATTTTTATAATTAATAGTAGTAGCATCTGCACATATAAAATTACATAGTGGTCGTTGATCAACCCAAAATCTACTCCAGTCTTCGATGTCAATAGATAGACCGTTAAAATTAAAATATTCATTTAATGCAAAAGTGTTACTTCCGTGACATGGATGATTTGCTCCAATTTCTACATAGCTTCCGTTTTTTTTGCCATCTAACATAGTTAGTACAAATAAATCTTGCCAAGCTTGCGACGGAGTAATAGGAATAAGTTGCTGATCTAAAAACTTACTTTTAAATTTTTCAAAATGATAATTTCTGTCATAATTCCAATAAGCCATTAGTTAATCTCCTTTAATAGGTTTTTAAATCCCAATGTCCGTAACATCTTATTGGCACGTTTTATATTTTTAGCAGGTGCCAGTCTTAACCATTCTCGATGAAACCCAACAGTATAAATATCGTCTAATTTTTCATTTTTTAAAAAACTTTCTTGTTTCCAAAAATATGTACTTTTTATAGGATCCAGTGAAACTTTTGGAGTATAGTTATATTTTTTACAAAGACTAGAGTATAATAAAAATTCACTCATCAGTATGCCGCCGGTGTCACTAAACCATTCGAGTATTTTTTCTAAATTAGGTATTTGTTTCATAACTTCGTAATTTATTACAAACGGAAGTATAGGATTAAGATGTTCGTAATCTACAGGAATACCTAATTTATTAGCATACCGCTCGATTGTTGGAATATGTATCTTTAGATGAGAGTTATGATTTTGAAAATTATAACTCGATCCATCGCCTGATTGGTTCCTAAATTGTTCCGTATTAATTTTTTTTAAAAATAAATTTTTAGTATCTAACAACAAATAATCATTTTTAATGTCTTTAGATATTAAAAGCTTTAGTATCTGTTGGATATAATATCCATGAAAGGTTGGATTTAATTTTGGCCACATGGTATTATCATACGTTTTTAACTTTAGCGTATGGTTTTTGTAATAAGGCTCTAATCTCTTTTTCCATACTGTTAAGTTAACATTTACGCCTTGAACAATTACCCAGTGAGTACATGGCTCTACAAACAAACTAATACTTTCTGCCTGTTGTATCATTTGGTAACTATCTAATTCACATGTAACAGTTACTATATCCATTTATTATCAACTATTATTCTATGCATTTGTTCAGCAATTACTTTATACCCTTTTTGATTTGGGTGTCCGCAATTCATACGACTTTTTAATTCAGGCGTATCTGTTAAATGTACCATACTATCGTAATCCATAAAATTATGAAAATTTTGTTTATAAAGATTAAATAATGTATTAAACGAGTTATCTAAATTATAGAAGGCACTTCCGTAGAAAAATTTATAACCCTTTGCTTGACAATAGTAGTCAATGCATTTCAAAGCATGTATAGTTTCTAAGTCAGCATCTTGACAAGTTTTCATTACACTGCTTATGTAAGCTTTCATTATTGGTTCATCAGCGACTGTGCCAACGTTGTAGCTGGCTAAACCAGCTCCACTATAAAAATTTATTCTAGTAGGATCTGATAATAAGAATATTACATAAACATTTTCGTAATGTCCTTTATGATCACGGTCATTTTGATCTATAAGTCTTTTAGCCATTGCAGTGTTTGCGCTGCCTGCCCATCCTAAATTAATATGATCACAATCCATTAGTTTAGCAAGAGCATCGGGCCAACCATCTGGACCAAATACGTCCCGTCCTAAATCAAAAGCTTCTTCTTTGGTAATTTTTTTAGATAGATAATCATCTATAATTTTATCAGTGTAGCAGCCTTCTCCTGCCGTCCAACTGTCACCTAATGCAATTATTAGGTCTTTTTTACCGTCAATACGTTCGTAATAATTATTAGGCATTGATAATATCCTGCAATGGATCAAATCGTACAGGACGCATTTTGTCTAAATTTGTAAGATAATCTTTAGTTTGATCTAACATGCTGCTCCAATCTTCGCTCATCATAAATTCAACCTGTGCATGCCATGCTTGTATTTCTGGATTATCAGTATGCTTACTCATAAAATTGTTTAGTTTTTCTGATATAGCTTGCTTGGACTTTTGCGGTAGCACTTTGGTAGATAGATATTTTGGCCAGTGCAATGTAGCAGCGTGGAATGTTCCGTTAGTTGTACGCTTACCTATTTTTTTATAATCTTGTGCCCAAATCCATTCGGCAAACTCAGGCATCCAATTTATGTTACACGCTTGTATAGTAGTGTTTATATCTATAATTATATCGCCGCCAGTGGTGTTGTCATAGATTCTTAAATGTTTTTCAATTTCGTCCCACTTAGAAGGATACCGAATATAAGAATTTAAATCTCCGTATGCATCTAAACTAAGCATAATATGACATTTTTTAAAATGTGTCCAAAGTTCTAGTAGTTCTTCGTCGACAATTGTTGCATTGGTGTGATATCTAATTTCAACATTCTTAGCATGATCAATTTTTACTAAGTGTCTAATCAGTGCTTTGTGTTGTTTAATTAGTAGAGGCTCGCCTCCACCAAATATTAAGTCTTTAATATCGGTTGCAGATTCATAAAAACTATCCCAAAATGCCTGATTTTTATACCATTCAAATTGTTCGATTACAATTTCACTTTTGTGCTTCCAATCCCATTTTGCATCAGTTGTAAGATTCGCTGCTAGTACCTTTGAATCTCTTAACCATTTACTACTATCATGAGGACGACACATAATACATTGTAAATTACATGTATTGCCTAATCTGAAATCTACACTAACAATGCCGCTATCAAGCGAGCCATCTTCGTTAGTATCATCAACTATTTTTCTTAGCTCATGTAACTTAATAGGGCTCCAATTATTAGCCCATACTTCGTTTTCGTTCTGTCTATGACTTTTAATACCAGCTGCTTCTTCTTTATAGCAATTAGTACAATAAGACACTTCCTGTTCGTCTAACATTCTAAGACGCACATCTTTATATTCTGGGCTATTCCATATTTCTTCCCAAGTCATATCGTTTAGGTTTAATTCTGTAATAGGAGTTGCTACACAACATAATTGTACAGCGCCATTGGTTTGTGTGGCGCAATGAATCCAAGGCATAATACAAAATTTCTCAGATTTTTTTAGTTTATCAAGTATGTTTGACATTAATGTTCTCCATGTAAGCAATTATATAAATCTGCTTTTAAATTTTTAAATATTTCATCATCATGGCGTTGTTTAAGTACTTCGTAGTTATGTTTAAATATAGGAAGCATTTCTGACATTAGTTTAGTTAATTCACCATATGGCAGACTAGTAAATTCTTTTATACTCTCTACTGCCTTTAGTAGTCGTTGTTTATCATTTTCAATACTATCGTACGATTCGTCAATGTAATCGCCGAATGTTTTATAACCTAATTTATGTAGTAGGTTAATTGTGCTAGGACGCCCAAATACAATAAAAGGTTGGAAGAAAACTATAGGCTTAAATATTTTTTCACTAAGAAATAACGTGTTTTCTCCCTGTGCCATTCCTTCAAAAAATGTTTCTGTAACGATATACAAATAGCTAGAATAATACTTTTCCGTCTTTCCCCATTCGTTTGCAGCAGGATTATCAATTTCTGGATTTAGGCCATCATCAAATGTTAATGGCAAATTTGGTTTAATATTAGTAGTATACTTGTCAGAAAGTTCTGGATAGTTGTGAAGGAAGTTCTCCTCTACCCAGTTTCGATACCACTCGTTATAACTACCATTTAAAGCACTTGTAAGAATACCCTGATCTCGTAAGTTGTACAAACTAGCAACTACTGCATGACGGTGTATAGAAGGTCGTCGGTTGAGGCAAATAAACTTATTTGGCCTAGTATCTGCAACGTGAGACATGCTGTTATCATAATGTTCGTCTGTATAATAGTTTGCACATATTTGTCGTTCCCATGTATTAAAAACAACTGTTTTGTATTTTGGATTAGGGTAATAATTTCCAGACATAAAAACTATACTGTCTGCACTAATATTAAATTTTGTTTGGAGTATAGTAGCTAGTTCATCCCACCATGACCAAGTCCATCCCTCAAATGGGTTAATTAAGATAACTTTACACTGTCCGTCTTTAATCCTTTGCACTATCTTAGGGCTTATAGTAATTTGATCAAATACTTCTCTAACTTCCCATAAACTAACAACTATAGGATAAAAAAACTTTTCTGTTTTTGGTATCTTAGATGTTTTCCGATAAATTTTGTCAAACTCATCCCATACTGCATAAAGACCCATAGGTTGCCAATTATCGACAAGATAAGGCTCTATTACATCTTTTTTAAATCCATTTACATAAAAGATTTGATCTGTAGCAAGTTCTAAATACACTAATGTTTTACTGTCCATTATGCGTCCTTTAATTCTTCTATAAACCGTTGATGGTCTGTTCTTGCAGGATGCTGATATACTGCTTTAAAAAACTTGCTTTGTTGTATATCTAATGGATTTACTGAAATAGGAATGGCTAATTCATCAATAAGACTGTTACCTAACCGTTGAATCGATTCTAACAAGTTTCCATCATGTATATATACGTTAACTGTTTTATCCCAATACTTGTTTAAATATTTAAAGTCTCTTACTTGAACATAATCCCAGTCTGTACACATTGTCATGTACAAGCCTTCTCTAGCACCGTAGATAGCCCATAGACCGTTTTCTACATCTGCACCTATCATAGTCCAAATATACAACCAATGCAAGCAGCGCCAGTGATTGTTTTTAAGTTCGTCTTTACTAATTCTTGCGCCACGGTCAGTTGCAAGCTTTACACCTTCTCTAAAGCCTGCTCTCCACGCCTGTCCAGCAGTTTCGTTGTTATATACATCTGAGTAACAGCTATTCATTTGAATGTACTGTGCGTCCCAGCAAAAGTCTACTTGTGCGTGTGCATTGTTAGGAT